GGTTTAAACGAAAAGACTTTCCCAAAGTTCCTGATAACAGAATCAATAGAATAAGTAAACGAGCATTAGGATTTTGGTTAATGAAGATAGATTACAACCAAATCGTCAGAGAAGCGGTAGAAAAAGAAGTCAAAAAGGATTTTAGGAGGTGATATAAAAAAATTAAAACTGAACAAAAAATGTAAATAAGAAAATAAAAAACATTAACAAAAAAAGGTAATTGAAAAAAAGAAAGGAATAAAAAGATGGATGAATTAGAAAAAATAGAAAAATTAGTAGAACTTGAAATTATAAAAAGAAAATATGAAAAGTTATTGAATATAGTTTTAGAGAATATTCAATTGCAAGAGTGGAATAAAAAAACATATGTTGACGATGATGGAAAAATAATTTCTTTTTTAGAACTATTAGAACAAGAAAAATTTGAGGCACGAAAAAAACAACTATTAATAACAGAACAAGAAAAACAAAAAGAAAAAGACGAATAAATCTAAAGAAAAGGAGGCAAAAATGGATATAAAAGAAAAAATTGAATTAATAGAAACATTACTAACTTGCAATAAATACGGAAATACCGAATTTTCTAAAAGAAAAATAATTGAAGTTTGCGATGAAATAAAAAAAGAACTTGATAGACAAGCCATAAACAAATCTATCAAGAACATATAAAAAGTATACGACTAAAGTATAGAACATTTTATTAAAAAAGTAAAGGAGTGCATATGAATACACTATATAACATTACGAATAAAATAATAGATTTAATGGACAAAGCAGAAAATGGGGAACTAACAGAAGAAGAACAAAGTTTATTAAGTCAAGAAGTTGAAAAAGAACTAATCAATCAATCAAATGGAATAATAGCTTATATGCAAAACAATGAAGCGTTAGCAAAAGCAATTGACGATGAAATAGACAGATTAACAGAAATGAAAAAGAAACTAAAAAATAAAACAGATAAATTTAAAGAACAAGTTTTAAACAATATGGACAGATTAGGAATTGAAAAGGTTACCACAAATATTGGCAAATTAGCAGTTAGAAAAAATCCAATTAGCGTAGAAATTTTAAATGAAAACATAGTGCCAGATGAATTCAAAAAAGAAGTAGTAAAAACAAACATAGATAAAACAGCAATCAAAAATTATTTTAAAGAAACAGGAGAAATAATACCTGGAACAATTATTAACACAGAAAAATATAGTTTAAGAATAGAAAATATATAAAAAGGAGAAATGAAAATGAACGAACAATTATCATTAGAAGAATTATTAGATTTAAAAATTAAAGAGAGAAACTATGAAGCATTAATAGATATGATTTTAAGACATCTAACACTTCTTCCATATAACAATGAACTTTATTTTAAAGATGAGGGTGAAATAATTAAATTATTAGAATTGATAGAAACAAGAAAAATTGGCCTTATAAGAGAAGAACTAATAAGACAAAAAGAAGAAATTAAAAAAAATAAAGAGAAGGAACAAAAAGATGAATGATTTAGAAATATTTAATTTTAATGACAACGAGGTAAGAACAAAAATAATAAATAATAAACCATATTTTAATTTAAATGATGTATGTGGAATTTTAGGGTTAGAGCAACCAAGCAGAGTGAAATCAAGGCTTACAGAAGATGGGGTTACTACTAGTAAGGTCATCGATAGATTAGGAAGAACACAAGAAGTAAATTTTATAGATGAATCGAATTTATATATGTGCATATTCCAAAGCAGAAAAGAAGAAGCAAAAGCATTCCAAAAATGGGTAACAACTGAAGTACTACCAAAAATCAGAAAATACGGAATGTATGCAACTGATGAATTAATTAATAATCCTGACTTGTTGATTCAAGTAGCAAGTAAATTAAAAGAAGAGAAAGAAGCTAGAAGAATAGCAGAAGAGCAAGCAGAACAACGCAGATTATTACTAGAAGAGCAAAAACCAAAAGTTGTATTTGCAGATGCAGTAGCAACAAGTCAAACATCAATATTGATTAGAGATTTAGCTAAGTTATTAAAGCAAAACGGCGTTGATATAGGGGAAAAAAGAGTTTTTAGATGGCTAAGAGAAAATGGATATTTAATAAAACAGTCTAAAAACGGGAATACACCAACACAAAAAGCAATGGATCAAGGTTTATTTGAAGTAAAAGAAACATCAATTACACACGGAAATGGAATTATAACAACACACTTTACTTCAAAAGTTACAGGAAAAGGTCAAATATATTTTATAAATAAATTAAAAAAAGAAATTGAACAAGAAATAATGTCAATTTAGAAAGGAAAAATGATGGAAAATAAAATAAATATCTATCAAAAAATGCAAGCAATAAAAGAGGAATTGCTTGAAATGAATTTAAAGAAGTCAGGATTAAACAAATTTGCTAATTTTAGTTATTACGAGTTGTCAGATTTTCTACCTCAGATAATAAAATTATGCAACAAATACAACTTATTTACTCAAATTAATTTTAATGAAACAAATGGAACATTAACAATAATTGACGCAGAAGAACCGAATTCAAAAGTTGAATATATAACACCAACAGAAGAACTAGAACTAAAAGGTTGTAATAAGATTCAAGCTTTAGGAGGAACTCAAACATATTTAAGAAGATACTTGTATATGAATGCGTTTGATATTACAGAAAATGATTTGTTTGACAATATTACAGGTAAAAATACTACAAATAATAAAAGTACTAGTCCAGAACCTAAAATCGACTTAAAAGAGAAAATAAAAGGTTTTAAAACCTGGATAGAAACAAATAATGTTAGTAAAGATTTAATGGATATAACATTAGAAAAATACAATGTAAATAACATAGATGAAATGAACTTAGAACAATTAACAAATGTAACAAAAGAAATAAAAGAGGTATGTAAATTTTAATGATAGGAACTAAAAAAGAGATACTACATAAACTAATCAATTTAGAAGATGAAGAAAAAGTATATGAACTAAAAGAATACAAACAAAAAAGAAGTTTAAATGCAAATAATTTGTTGTGGTTGCTAGTGAATAAACTAGCAATTGCAATAAAAAGTACAGCAGATGAAGTATATATAGCAATGCTTAAAAGATATGGTGAGTGTCAGTTAGTTAGCGTAAAAAGTGAAATAAATGTAAATGGGTTTTTCAAGTACTACGAAGAAGCGGGAAAATCAATTTTAAAAGGTCAAAGTTATACACACTATAAAATATATTTAGGCAGTTCAGAAATGAACACAAAGCAAATGTCTCGTCTAATTGACGGAGTTATAGATGAATGCAAAGCACTAGATATAGAAACAATGCCAGAAGAATATATAAAAAGATTAAAAGAGGAGTGGAGATAGAAAATGAAAAAAGAAAAGATGGAAATAGATTTAATGTTAGAAGAATTAGAAGAAATGGCACAAAAAACATTAAACGCAAAAATTAATGTAGTAGTTAAAGGAAATAAAAGCAAAGTAGCAATTGAAGGGAGCTTTTTAGGAATGTTAACGGCTATTTCAAACATTATTGAAGCGGTAAATGAAAGAATGAGAAAAAAAGGGATGAATGAAGAAGATATAAAAAAGGCTTTAAAAGCATCTTTTGAAACAGGAATAGAGGCAACAGATGAATAAATTAGAAATCAATAGAAAAACAAATAGAAAGAAGGGAGTGATGACTTATTAATAAAATAATCTTAATTGGCAGAATGACTAAAGATATAGAAATAAGATACACACAAAATCAAAAAGAAGTAGGAAGTTTTGATTTAGCAGTAAATAGGAACTATAAAAACTCAAATGGAGGACACGATACAGACTTTTTTAAATGTATCGCTTGGGGAAATCTAGCAAAAACAATACATACATATACATCAAAAGGCTCACAAATTGCAATAGAGGGAAGAGTAGAAAATAGAACATATCAAGCGAATGACGGAACAAATAGATATACAACAGAAGTAGTTGTAGAAGGAATTCATTTAATAGATTTTAAGAAGAATGAAACACCTATGACAGAGGAAGCGATAGGAGTTGATGATTTTGAACAATTGCCATTCTAATAATGAAATTTGGAAAGATATTGAAGGGTATGAAGGAATATATCAAATTAGTAATTATGGAAGAATAAAATCCTTTTATAAAAATGAAGGAAAGATATTGAAAAATGAAATTAGAAATACTTATAAAATTATACAATTAACAAAAGATAAAAAAAGGAAAAGTTTTCAAATTCATAGATTAGTTGCGAAAGCATTTATTCCAAATTCTAATAATTATAAAATTGTAAATCATAAAGACTTTAACAGAGAAAATAATAATGTAAATAATTTAGAGTGGTGCACTCAAAAATATAATGTGAATTATTCAAAAATTAATATGGTAGGAAAAAATCATATTTTTAACAAAGAAAAATACGGGATTTATAAAAGAAATAATGATAAATATGAAGTTACTATAAAGAAAAAATATTATGGTAGCTATAGAACTTTTAAAGAAGCACAAAAAGTGAGAAATGAGGTGCTAGATGAACTCAATATTACAATATAAGAAAGAGTGTTATTTTTGTCATACAACATACAATTTACATTGCCATCATGTATTTGAAGGAACAGCAAATAGAAAAATATCAGAAAAAAATGGATTTAAAGTATGGTTATGTGCAGAACATCATAATATGAGTAATAACTCAGTTCATTTTAATAGAGAGATGAGTTTAGTACTAAAAAGGCTATACCAAAAAGAATACGAGAAAACACACACAAGAAAAGAATTTATAAAATTGATTGGGAGGAATTATTTAGATGAGTGAATTTATAAAATTGATAATTGAATTTATCTTGAGCACATTAATGTATGGATTAGTTATTTGGATAACAGGATTGCTATTTATAGCAGTATTTAAAATTAATTACAACTTTACTTTTTTACAAAGTATAATTGTTTATTTTACTATAAATACGATAGCTGCAATAATTGGAGGAAAAATAAATATAAAAATAAGTAAAAAGACAGATGAAAATTTATAAAATTAATTGGTAGAAACTATTTAGAAGAATAAAAAATGGAAATAATGATTTATATTTGGACTTTCCAATCAAATAAAGAATTACTTTATTTTCAAGGGTTTTAAAGGTTTTAAAGGCTTTTTATACATAGTCAATCAAGTAAAAAGCAGGAATTAAATTGCAAGGAGGAAATATTTATATGAATAAAGATGGAAACAATAGTGGTTATATAAAAAGATTAATTGAAGAATATAAACAATTAAAAGAAAGGCATACTAATTTAGGCTTATTTTTAATAGGAAATACAAAATTAAGAGCTACAGATTTTACACTTATGTATGAACAAAGTGAAATAATGGAAAAGTACCTAGAAATATTGGAACGCAGAATTGAAAATGCAAAAAGATTTGCAAAAAATAGAAAAATTATTTTACATCATACAGGAATAATAAAAAAATAATTTTAAAAGGAGAAACTCATGTGGTTTGTAAGCGAAAAGAAATATAAGAGATTATTAGAAAGAAAAGATAATTTACTAGAAACATATAATAATTTAAAAAAAGAAAAAGAGGAGTTACAAGATTTATATAATAATTTAAAGATTGATTTTAATTCTTTAGATGAAGAATATTGCAGGTTTAGAATAACGCAGGAAGAAAAAAAGAAACAAATAAGAGATAAAACATATTTATTGGAAGAAAATGAAAAATTGACAAAATGGATTAGGGATATTTTAAAGGTTTTTGGAGAACAACAACCAGGTAATTACACTGCTCATATAAAGATACCATATTTCAAACATAATAAAGAATTTAGAGATGTGACTTGTGGTTGGTTATTTTCAGAAGAAGGAAAAGCTGGTTATATTCCAACAGAAGAAATAATTATACCTGAATTACATATAATAGTAAGAGGTATATAGAACATTTATTAAATAAAAATTAAAAGGAGTAATAAAAATGAATAAAATAGAAATAAGGAACAAACATACTAACGAAGTTATTTGTGAGTATGAATGTGAAGATAATACAATAAAAAAGACGGTAGAAAAAGCAGTTAAAGAAGGAGTTAGCTTAAAAAATGCTAAATTGAGTGCAATAGATTTACGTGGAGCTAATTTAATACGTGCAAATTTAGAAGATGCTGATTTAAGTTTTTCAGATTTAGAAAATGCAGATTTAAGCAAATCATATTTATACGGGGCAGATTTGAGTGCAACAAATTTGAAAAAAGCAAAGTTAGATGATGTTTCTTTATATAAGGCCATTTTGTTTGACACAAAATTTTAAAAGGAGATAATACAAATGATAGCACCTAAATACAATAACAGAAAATTAAATTTTATAAAAAGAATAAATAACTTATATTTATTTGAAGATCCAAAAACAAAAATAAAAACAACATTCACATTACAACAGCTCGCCGAATTTAATAAAAAAGCTAAAGAAATATTAATAAAACAAAATATAAACAATAATATATTTTATTGTGAAGATAGAAATAAAAAAATAGAAAAAGAACAGGATAAAAAAATACAAAAAAATAAAGAGCCTTTAGGAGAGAAAATATATAATTACTTAATTAAAAATCCTAGTAAAACAGGAAAACAAATTTGCCAAGATTTGAATATTGGAAGTATAGAAAAAATACCAGGAATAATCAGAGGTCATAATTCAAGAAGAAAGAATGAATATAAACAAATATTACATACGAAACAGAAAACAGGTAAAAGTGGTAATAATATAAATATTTATTATGTGGAGGTATAAATGAATACAATAAGTTTTGTAATAGATGTAATACCAAGAACAAAAAAGAACAGCAACAGAATTGTAAAGATAGGAAACAAACGAAAAGTGATTTCCTCAAAGCAGTATGAAAAATTTGAGAAAGAATGCATATATAAACTAGATAATAAACTAAAACAATTATGCATAGATGAACCTATAAACATAAGAGCAGTATTCTATATGGATACAAAAAGACGAGTAGATATAACAAACTTATTAAATGCATTAGACGATATGCTTGTAAAAGCTGGAGTTATAAAGGACGACAACAGGAATATAGTAGCAAGTCACGATGGTAGTTTAGTACTTTATGACAAAGCTAGACCAAGAATAGTAATTGAAATAAAACCAGTGTTTGGTTATGATGTTTGGTAAGGAGAGTGTGAATGGAATTTGATGTTGTTGAAGAGTTAAAACACTACAGATTTAGTCAGGAATGGATTAAATCGCAATTATTGAAATATGAAGAATTAAGAGAGCAAGCTTATAGTTTAAAATCACCTAATTTTGATGGAATGCCTAAAGCTTTAAATAAAGTTAATTATGCTTTAGAAGAGCTAATGGATAAGTACACAGAGTTGATTGATATATTAACGGAGAAGCAGAATAAACTTAATAAAGTTATAGTAGCACTAGAAGAGCTAGAACCTATCCAAAAAACGATTTTAAGTGACAGATATATAATTGGATTAAGAGCATATCAAATAGCTAGAAAACGAAATTATAGCGAGAGAGCAGTATATAAAATTATAAGAAGTGGATTAGAAAAATTAGAAGGAGGAAAAAATGGATAGTTTATTGTTAGAAAGTATGAAAGAGGCAATTGTTTGTTTTCTGTTAGCAACAATAGCTGCGGTTATAATTGTTTTTATAACTTTGTTTGCAAGTGTGGGAATTAATAAATTATTTTTAAAAAGTAAAGAGAAGATTAACACAGATATGAATAATGTAATCAAACTACATCTTTATATAGAAGGAGAAAAAAAGAAATGAGAGATTCAACATTAGGTATATGTTTATTTAGTTTTATATTTGGAATTATGATTATTTGCCTTACTTTGACAAATGAATCAAGTAAGGTAATTGGAACGAATATAAACAATGAAACAAAAGAATATGTCAGAATAACTGATGATTCTTACGGCGTAACAAAAGATGGCACAAGAGAATTATTAAAAAGTTATAAATACAAGAAATAATAAAAGAGTGCAGTAAAGTGCAGTATTTATATAATATAATAGTATTGTAAAATAAATTTAGTAAAGTAATCAAAAGCAGTTCAGAAATGAGCTGTTTTTTATTATGGGGAGAATTTATGAATAAGATAAAAGATATTGAATTGTATAAAGATATGATGTGTCCGTTTTGTGAGCATTACAATAGCGATTTTGAAGAGTGTGAAATTAGAAAATGCGTAGATGGAACAATCAAGTGTTGTGAGTATAAAAAGGAAAAAAGAAAATGAGAAAAAAAGCGAAAGTTGGTGAGATTTGGTTAGCATTAATACCAGAAATCTCTAAAACAAAAGAATTGAATATAATAATAAAAAAAAGACCGTGTTTGATCATCGATGATGGACACGGTTTTATTATTGAAAATAGTCAAGATTATTTAGGAATGAAAATTAGCAGTCAAAATAATAAGCACAATAAAGAAATAAAAAATTGGGATGATTTAGGATTAAAGAAAAAATCATATATAAGAATAGAAGTACCAATAAAAATTGAAGAAAAACAGTTAATAAAGAAAATAGGTTCTATAAACAAATATGATATGTATATTTATTTAAATGAATTATCTGATTTTTTCAATAATGATATTATAAATAAATTTAAAAAAGTAGGTGATGAAAAATAGCTAATAAAGGTATAGAAAATTTAAAGCCAGTTACTAAACGAAGTAAGGAAGAAGCAAGGGAAATATCAAAAAAAGGTGGCATTAAAAGTGGAGAAGTTAGAAGAGAAAGAAAGAAGCTAAAAGAAGAATTATTATTGCTATTGAGTGAAGGTGATAATAACAGAAGAATGTCAATTGCAATATTTGAGAGAGCATTAAACGGAGATACAAAAGCTTTTGAAGTTATTAGAGACACAATTGGTGAAAAACCTAAAGAACAGATAGAAAATACTAATATTGAAATGAGTTACGAAGACTATATAAAAAAAATAGAAGATACAGATGAATATTAATACTAAAAAGTATATAGAAGAATATTTAAAAATTCGTAACAAAAATTCAAAGATAGTACCATTTATATTAAATGAACCTCAAAAAAGATTATATGATGAAATAAAAAAACAAAAAGAATTAAAAAAACCAGTTAGAATAATTATTTTAAAAGCTAGACAAATGGGATTTAGTACATTAACAGAAGCGATATTATTTAAAGAAACAGCTACAAAACATAATATTACTTCTGGAATAATAGCACATGAAGCAAAAGCAACAAACAACTTATTTAGTATGTCAAAATTATATTATGACAATCTACCAAGTGCTATAAAACCTAAAATAGTAAATAGGAATGCTCAAGAAATAATATTTAATACTAAAGAAAACAAAGGATTAAACAGTAGAATCACTTGTATGACAGCAAGTGATAGTGCAGGTCGTTCAGGAACATATAACTTTTTACATTTATCTGAATTTGCTTTTTGGGAAGTAGATAAGGAAGATGCCTATATATCATTAATGCAAGCAGTTCCAAATAGTCCTCAAAGCATGGTAATAATAGAATCTACAGCTAATGGATATGAATATTATAAAAATTTATGGGATAAAGCAGTAAATAATGAAACTGATTTTATTCCATTTTTTGTCGGTTGGAATGAATTAGAAGAATATCAAATGCCATACACAGGTTTTGAATTAGATGAAGAAGAAAAAAGAATAAAAACAATATTTAATCTAACGAATGAGCAGCTTGAATGGCGAAGATGGTGCATTAGAAATAATTGTGGTGGTGATATTAAAAAGTTTAAACAAGAATATCCTATCAGTCCAGAAGAAGCATTTTTGAATACTGGTGATTGTGTTTTTGATACAGAAGTTATTAATAATAGACTACAAGAAATTAAGAAACCTATCAAAATAGGATACTTCACTTATGAATATGATGATACAAAACCAAAATTTGGAGCATGGAATC